ATGTGGACGTTCGATGCGCATTTCTGCACAGAGCGATACGTCACAGGGAGATCCATTTCCTTTAGCAGAGCCGCTACACAAATTGTGTAGAAATACATCGACTCTACGGGGAAACAGAGGGCACTACCCATTGAAGCGAACTTCTTTAATGGTCCTATTAAGGTGCCATTGGGAAGTAAAGCTTTCGTCGAACGACATGCGTCGATCGCATCCATCAAATCAGGATTTGATCGAAACATCCGTAATGCAAGATCACGCGGAACGCGGTCACTGGCATCGGAAAGATCTATCGTTGCTAATAGACCATCGCGAGACGAAGTTAAAGCCAAGCCTTGATTCACACTCTGATCACGAAAATTAACGTGACCCTTAGTGGGAACACTAGATTCGATAACATGATAAATCATGTCTCGAATCCCTTGTTGCGTAAATTGCATACATAGGGGCTCAATAGCAATAACCCTGGGTCCTTTTAGAGTTTTCGGGACGAGAACTACCCTCACGGGTAATTCATCGTCAGGTGACACGAATTCGATTTTCTCGAGCACCCGTTCATAGTCAGCGGACACAACGTATCCGTTGTCAAGAATCGGGAAGTAAGGCTCGAGGCGATCATGCCACCTCCGTATTTCGTATTTTCCGTTACCGGAGATACGATCTGCGGTTGCACCGGGACCATGCTTAGGAATAGCATCGCTAACACGTAAATCGTGTAGCATATTATCCCATAGCATAGAAGACACCAAATCAAAAACTTGTATGTCTTCTTCGGACAACGAAAACTCCCCAAAGGAGTCCTCAACATGAAGAAAGTTGGCGACTGCCTCTGCCTCCCTTTCGGGAGTACAGGGGACCTCAAGCTTTTTGAATGTGAGGCAAATTTGCCTAACACAAGCAACAAGCACGGGGATATCAGTCGAATTACATCCAGCTTTGTCATAAATTCTCCCTGTCTCTTGGTCAAAGATCAAACTGATCATACCTCTCAAAAATGAGGGGATTGATCCATATTTCCGAAAACCAAGGAAATGTGTTGAGTTGATACCCCCTAACTTCAGAGCCGATTCAAAATCGGAACAGAAGCGGGGAAGGGTAATCGTCAAAAACGATAAGCCCTCTTCTTTGACCCGAGACTTGACATACGCCAAGTCTCGTAAATCAGAGACATCAGCGGTGCAACGTGCGGTGGCATCTATATAGATGCGGCGCACTAATTCTAAGTAGTCACTTACGTTGCTTTTCATGTCTCCTCAATCATTTTCGAGGTAAACATCAAGCCACATAGTCTGCTTAGATGTGCAGTGATCCGCACACCACAGTTACAAGCGATAGAGGGATATGGACTTATCGTCCTTATCGACGAGTTGAAGGGACTTGCTTCTTAAGCTTCAGCCTAGGATTAGGCTGGGCTAGTTGTACGTGAACGGGACGTCCTGTAGCATTAGCTGCAGAAACGGCCGCATGCACAATACTGGCAATAGGTCCTTTCTGAACAGGAGCCGAAGGAACTTGATCTAACTCACCAGGTGTGAGTTCAGACAAGATACCATCAGCAACCTGCAGAGCTTTCAAAAATTTTGAAAGTTTTGACATCGTCACATCCTTTCAGGGGAGAGTCTTAAGACTCACCTCCGATAATTTTGTCCTGTGAAGCGCTCAAGCCGAACCAAGTGTTATAACCAGCAAGCTGGTCTTTAACCTCGGTAGAGGTGAAACCGAAATCGGGACGCTCCTCCACTGTGTAAGTGGAAAGTGTCTCGAAATCATTGACAGAAGTCAATGGATCGGCAACAACCTTTTTGAAATCCAGACGGGCCATACTACGAATATAGCTTTTGCCATTTTTCGTAGTACGCTGGTGGGATATTGTTAAAGTATATACCCCATCAGAAGTCTTATAAACGGAAGAAGTTCCATTTGTAGACACCCTGCCCAGAGTCTTGGCATTACCGGCAATAGTAACTGTAATTGGATCAGCAAACATCTGTGGTTGACCTCCAGAATTAATGGGAAGTTAAACACAGGTCATCACGGTCTTTCCCAAAGGACCGCAATTGGATTCCTGTGCTGCGATACCCTAGAGGAACTTGGATATACCAAGTGCCCCAAGGATAGACCATTGTTTGCCGGATAAAGATCCAGCAGACAGGCCAAATCCAAAAGGAGTACCTGCATGATCGCGCTGCTTGGTATCGATAACTCGAGACCAAGAAACAGAGCGGGCACCCGAAAAGAAGTTGAAGGTCTGTGTAAAAACCAGCTCCTCAATTCTATGGTGCATCAAGTACAGGTTTTTGGACACGACACCGTCCTGGCTAGCGGACACGAGATTGTCAATGACATTCCCAGCGTTCGTAAACCAATCGACGAGCCATGACCAAGGTGTTATCTTCCAGAGAAGAGACGGGTTGACTCGAGTGCCTGAAAGCGTCATAAGACGCTTAACCGCGAACCAATTGGTATCGAAGTTAAGGTCACTAGGATCAAACTCTGGCAAATAAAAACGGTAATCACCGGCGACCCAGACAAGAGTTTTAACTCTTGACTTAATCTCCCATGATGCCGTATCGCCATGAGAGTCAGGAACGCACATCGCATCAAAGGGAGCGCCCCAGGGTGAAACCCTGGCGCCACTTCCTTTTAGGATGATGCGTTCACTCTCAGTATTCTCTATTACCCGAGCCATGTGATCCCAACGATTATTTCGACGAATAAGATCGTCTACGTAATCCTTGTAGTTAATCGACAGCCGTAAGGCATCGTTAACATCTTTCACAAATGGAAACCAGCCGAACTGGATTCCCAGAAACTCATCTGAGAGCCTTTTAGGGCTCATAAATGGGTCATGGGACCCCCCGCCAAGACCCTTCCAAATGTCAGAAAAACCTTTGGAAGCCTGGCGTATCATTTGGGGTATCTCGCGAGCCTCAGCAATTGCTTGACCGAGACTAGCTTGTTCGATTTTAGGCCGCAATTTAGCAGCCTCCGGGTAATATGCAGTAAGTTCAGGGACTAAAGCGGGTGTACTAAGAAGGACCCCTCCATTCACATAAAGTGTTTGGTACGGGTCTCCCCCAGTCCACACGGGATTATAAAATCCCCCGCGATAGCGAATCTTTTGAAACCCAAGACCCGAGATAAACCACGGGTCCTTTGCTTCATAGATACCTATTCCCTTGACCGAAAATCGGCCCAAATCAGCTTTCAAGCGAATAAAGGGTCCGCCACTACGGTACGGGGGTCCAGGATGTAATTCATCTTGGACTTGCTCGAACGAAGTGTATGGATCCGCCGGAACCACAGCACCTGGAAGCGACCAAGCTTCCCACTTCTTTGAAGTGTTGTTGAAAAACTCAAGTGCGTAGCCCGAAGGATTCCAACCCTTCACTACGGCGACGGTTCGTTTTCGAATGCGTGAATTGGGACTAAACTGCAACAAGATAAACCTCCAATTGAAATGAAGCGCGAAGAACTTCTAAGCGCTACAAAATTTGGGACAACATCGCTGTTGTCAAGAGGCCCAGGAAGGGCC